ACCATCGGGATCTACCCATTGTGTACAAGTAGGATCCCATCCGGTTGTGGGCTTCCAACATAATCTGCTACCCTGATAAGCATTTGCGTTTGCCCATCTGTGTAAATTAGATACTAACGTGGCTTTGAGTGCCGCATCATTTCGTTCTTTTGCAATGGCTGAATAATTGGAAAAGGCAATAGTAAAATTTTCGTTTGCATCTGCTCCAGGAATAGTAGACTTGTTGCTCCAACTACTGGTCAAACCAGTAAAGTTATAAATAGGATCACTATTCAATGAACTAACTGAAGACTGTTCTTTACATAGGATACCAATATTTTCTGCTTTTGGTGCTTCTACCTGAGTAGTTGATGTAGCGGCTCCCCCTCCGCCACAGGCTGTCAAAAGCACACTGATCAATAATGCAAGTAATAATTTTTTCATTTGTAAACCTTAAGTAGAATAATGTCTAGGCCAATGCGACCATTCAGTTTAATCTCTGTACTACGCACACCTTTAAACCATTTCTTAGCCGCAGGCTTGCCATTTGCTGTAAACTCTTTAAGTTGATCTTTTGGCTTACGCAATGTCTTTTGTACACTGGCATTGGCATCAAATCCCAAAATAGAACTGTTTTTGACACTCAATGCACCTGCATATTGATCTGCAATATAAATGCCCAGCTTACGTGTCTTTGTATTGTAAACCCAAAGTTCTTGTGCTGTAAGAATTGTAGTCGGCTCCACACTCTTAAGAGCTAGCTCTTTAAACTCTTTTGCATATTTCAATTTGGCAACAACTTTTTCCGGAGCAACTGCTTTCTTTTTACGCGGTGCCTTACTGGCCTTTTTAACTACATTATAGCTGTTAGTATCTGCTAAAGCCTGTGTCCACCATTTGACAATGGCAGTCAATTGGCGTTTGCCCAAATGCTTATAGCCTTCCAATGTTTGGCCGTCTGTAGTGGTAATGATGTCTTCAAATTCAGCAATCTTGCCATTAACAAATTCCTGTACAGTTTTTAACTGTTGCTGAGGAACATTCATCGATGTCATCAGTTCGATCAGTTTGGGCTCGCCTTTAAATTGGCCTGCTGTGATAAAGTCATCAAAACGACCTTCCACTTCACCCAAAAACTCCGAAGTCTTTTCAGCCATGCGTTCTTGTATGTTAAACTTTGGTTTTTCTTCTTTTACTTCTGCTACTACATTGGCCGATGTGTCTACTCCAGTGTCTGCACCTTTTAATTGCTTGACCAAAGTTCGTAGTGTGCCAAAACGCAAATTTAAACCTACACGGCCCGCTCGTAGTGCATAGCCCACAGTGGCGCCTGGCCAAATGTCTCCGCGACGAACTGCTTCTGCCATTTGGGCACGACGCGGATTACGAGCAAGAAATTGAGCTAACCATTCTGCACTTTTCTTTTTGTCTTGTGTATGTGCATACCAATTTAAACTACGCATAATACGAGTGCGATATTCACTGTCACTCCACATAGCCTGTTCTTCTACTGTGGGATAAACTGGCTCATCGCCTACATATTTAGAATCGGCATCTCTATAGGGAATTGTTTTGGCTGGCTGTTCAAATCGCCAGGCCAATTTATCGGTTGTTGTTTGTTTTACGGTGCGTTTGGTAACCATAGTTTCTCCAGTAAAAGTGTAATTATACAGCCATTTCGATTTTGTGTCAAATATTTCAAAACCAGTATTATACAGGTAAATAGTATTACTATGCCAAGATTAAGCCTATGGAAAAACGAAAAGACTAACGACTTTCATTTCATGGATCGTGTTATCCGTGAACAATTTATGGTCGGTGGTACTGGCGTTTTAGTCCACAAATATTTACAGCCTGCAGATCAGGGTGCCAGCACGGATGCTACCAAACCAAATTATCGAGCCGATGATATCTTAAACGAAACCAAAATACAAGATTTATTGTTTTTGGAAAATCGTGATCGTATATATGATCCGGATGTCTACGAACTTCGCGGAGTTTATAATGTGGGTGATCAAGATTTTGATTTGACTCAGTTTGGTTTATTCTTAAGTGCTGACACTATTTTTATCACATTCCACACCAATGACATGGTAGATCGCATGGGCCGCAAACTCATGGCAGGTGATGTTATCGAACTACCGCATGTGCGAGATGACTTACTGTTGGATCAGACCAAACCGGCAATCAATAAATTTTATGTTATACAAGATGCCAGTCGTGCCGCAGAAGGTTTTAGCCAAACTTGGTACCCACACATTTGGCGCATCAAAGCCAGTCCAATGACCGATGCCCAAGAATACAGAGATATACTGCAACAAAAATCAGACAACGGAGTGGATACACTAAAAGATGCACTTAGCACGTACCAAAAAGAATTACAAATCAGCAATGCTATTGTTGCACAAGGCGAAGCTCTTGCACCCGGGTTATTGGATGATCAAATCAATTTGATAGGACAACCAATTAAACAGTATCAGTCCAATGAAGACCCTGTTTATAATCACGGAGAAGATTTACAATCCGGACTAAGCTTTCCGTTAAATCCGCATCAAGGAGATTTCTTTTTGCGTACTGATTATAATCCTCCCAGCTTGTTTGCCTTTCGTGGAACACGTTGGCAAAGAATGGACATGGGCACTGGTATTAAAGATGTACAAAATCGTGTGCTAAATGCTGTGCCTTTTATCAATAACTCAAATTCCACTGTTGTAGGCAATAAAGAAGTACCAGAAAGACAAGCACTGAGTCAAATTATTTTACCTAAGGCGGATGTATAATCATGGCAATGAATTTCTTTTATGACGAACAAATAAGACGCTACTTGACTCAGTTTATGCGTATCCTGGGCGGCTTTAGTGTTAAAACTGGCAAGGATAGAGATGGAGTTGAATCATACATTCAAGTGCCTGTTCGCTATGGTGATATCAATCGTATGGCTGCACACATACTTAAAAACCAAAGTGAAAACATGATGAATACCGTTCCTTTCATCAGTTGCTATGTTACTGACTTACAAATCAGTGCCGAGCGCCGTACTAATCCTACACACGTAAGCAAAGTACAAGTGTATGAGAAAAAATTTGATAATGTTACAGGACAATACATTGACGGAGAAGTTGGCAATACCTACAGCATAGAACGACACATGCCGGTACCTTATGACCTAACTGTACAAGTAGACATATGGAGTAGTAACACTGAACAAAAGCTACAGATTTTAGAGCAACTTTTAGTCCTGTTTAATCCCAGTATCAACTTAAAACTAAACGATAATCCTTTTGACTGGACCAATTTAAGCTATGCAGAATTAGTCAACGTGGTATGGAGTGTGCGTCAAGTTCCGCAAGGTACTGATGACATAATTGACGTTGCGGCATTAAACTTTACCATGCCCATCTATATTAATCCGCCAGCCAAAGTCAAACGTCAAACCATCATACACACCATATTAAATGACATTAAAAATCTTAAAGACGGAGAAATGCTAGATTGGAATCCGGCTGACCCTATCACAAATAAACAATGGGTGGTGGTAACTTTTCAAGATTTAAAACTACAAGTTAAAATTGAAGGAGATCAAGCTACTGTATTAAATCAAGCAGGCGGTTTAACTGATGCTGATGGTGCTGTGCTGAGTTGGGATAAAGTGTTAAAACCTTACGGTGGATTGAGACTAGGTATCAGCAATTTAAGACTACGCAGAGGTATCGACCCTAGTGATGCCAGTCATGACATTATTGCTACTATACATGGTATTGACGACACAGACACAAATATTTTGTATTTAAATATTGATCCAGATACGCTACCCAACACTACCATTACTGCGGTTAATGCTATTGTTAATCCTACTACATCAGGACCAGGAAAAAATTTACCTCATGCAGTTGCTGGACAGAGATACTTGTTAGTTGCTGATTGTCCTGACGGGTCTGCATGGGGTGTGACTGATGCACAAGCCAACGATATTATCGAATACAATGGTAGTACTTGGGTAGTAAGTTTTAATAGTAGTGTAAATTCTACTGCAACGGTGTTAAATATAACGACCAACTTGATCTACGAGTGGAAATCTAATCAATGGATTAGTGTAACAGAAGGTACTTATAGAAACGGGTGGTGGAGATTATATCTATGAAACAGTACAAAGGTGTTGGAGCTATTATTGTCAGCGAGGCTACTGGCCTTGTTATGACTGTGCTACGCAGTCCTAAAGAAAGCTATCCCAACACATGGACGTTTGCTGGAGGCAAAGTGGAAGACAATGAACAGTCGGTGGATGCACTACGCAGAGAACTTGACGAAGAACTACAGCTGACTAAAATTAAAAAAATTACTCCCTTGCATAGATATCAAAGCAGAACTAAAGATTTTGTCTACGACACTTATGTGGTATTGGTCAGTAAAGAGTTTATTCCTATTTTGAATTGGGAAAACAGTGGTTATTCGTGGACCACTATAGATTGTTTGCCCAGTCCTTTACACCCTAAAACTAAACAAATGATATCATCCTCCAGATTAGTTACAAAATTTAAAACTTTTTATACTTGGATTGACAAAAAGAATGGCAGCAAAGATAATACCGTTTCCACTGAAGAAAACTTACCGACGAGTTAAATCAGTAGACTTATATCACTGCTGGAACAGGCAGTTGAATAATCCATTTTTGAACAGTTTGTTCAAACAACAAGTGCCCTACGTAGAAAGATGGTATTTACAAACTGTGCATTTATTAAACTTGGATCAAACAGATCATCCTTTAATAAATGTATTGTTTTCCGCTAGTGATTCTACTTTAAATTTGCTGTTAGAAGCAACTGAAAAAGATTTAAAAATACAACACGAACAGTTTGACATACATACTGCCGACGCTGCCAGATTTTATAT